CAGACAATACCCCGGAGCGATTGCTTGTAAAAGAGCAAGTCGCAAAAGCAAAACTGCAAAAACTTAAACGTAACCTCACTTAAGGAAAAATCCTCATGAAATTAGTATTATGTACTGTTAAAGACCGCGCAGCGGACGCTTATGGAAGACCTATGTTTGTACCATCAGTAGGTGTTGCTATCAGGAGCTTCAGCGACGAAGTTAATCGTCAAGACGCTGATAATCAGTTATTTAATCACCCAGATGACTTTGATCTTTATGAATTGGGTGAATTTGACGATAACACTGGGTTATTTGCTTTACATGATCAACCAAAGTTGTTATCTTTAGGTAAACAGGTAAAAATTACTAAAGAATGAATTTAAACAAGCCGTCTCAGCTTTAGCTGGGACGGAATAAACTCAGGAGCTTGCACTCATGCACCGTAATAAGTCAGTAGATATTCATCAATTTACGATGATTCCAAAAGCGGATATTCCGCGATCTTCATTTGATTGTCAATCAACTCATAAGACTACGTTTGATGCTGGTTATTTAGTGCCTGTATATGTAGATGAGATTCTTCCCGGAGATACATTTCGGTTGAATATGACCGCATTTGCGCGTCTAGCTACTCCAATTTATCCTGTTATGGATAACATGCATTTGGATAGTTTCTTTTTCTTTGTTCCAAATCGTTTGATTTGGAGCAATTGGCAAAAATTTATGGGACAACAAGCGAATCCAAGTGATTCGATTTCTTATGTTGTTCCTCAACAAGTATCACCAGCTGGTGGATACGCGATAGGTTCATTACAGGATTATATGGGTTTACCCACAGTGGGACAGGTGTCCGGTTCTGGAACGGTATCACACTGTGCTTTTTGGCCTCGTGCGTATAACTTGATTTGGAATGAATGGTTTAGAGACGAGAATTTACAAAATTCTGTTACTGTAGATTTAGGCGACGGTCCAGATAACGTCGCTAATTACACTTTGTTACGTCGTGGAAAACGCAAAGATTATTTTACTAGTGCGTTGCCATGGCCACAAAAGGGAGCATCTGTATCTTTACCATTAGGTTCAAATGTACCAGTTAAGAGTGATGGATCTGTTCCTCAGGTTGTTACATCGATGGGAACCACAACTTTAAATTTTAATGGTGGATCTGCGCAGGTTGCTTTTGGAAATGGTGTTCAAAGTGGTACTGGCGCATTATTATTCGGTTCTAATACAGGTTTATATGCAGATTTATCACAAGCTACTGCAGCAACTATTAATCAATTACGGCAGTCTTTTCAGATTCAGAAACTTCTTGAGCGTGATGCACGCGGAGGTACTCGTTATACTGAAATTATTCGCTCACATTTTGGTGTTATTTCTCCTGATGCTCGCTTACAGCGTCCCGAGTATATCGGGGGTGGATCAACCACTATTAATATTAATCCGATCGCTCAAACGTCGGGTACTAATGCTAGTGGAACTACTACCCCTATGGGCACACTTGCTGCTATGGGTACTGCCCTGGCTCATAACCATGGGTTTACTTACTCGGCTACTGAACACGGTGTAATTCTTGGTTTAGTAAGTGTACGTGCTGATTTGACGTATCAGCAAGGTCTTGCACGTATGTGGTCTCGTTCTACACGATATGATTTTTATTTCCCAGCTTTTGCAACGCTGGGTGAACAAGCTGTATTGAATAAGGAGATTTATGTACGTGGTGATAGTAATGATGATGGTGTATTTGGTTATCAAGAACGTTGGGCAGAATATAGATATTATCCCAGCCGAATTTCTTCATTGTTCAGAAGTACTGCTGCTGGAACAATTGACGGATGGCATCTTGCCCAGAAGTTTACATCATTACCAACGTTGAATACTTCATTTATACAAGATAATCCTCCTGTAAGCCGTGTAGTTGCCGTTGGGTCTGCTGCAAACGGCCAACAGTTTATTTTTGATAGCTTTTTTGATTGTAAAAAAGCACGACCAATGCCAATGTACAGTGTACCTGGCTTAATTGATCATTTCTAATGTTAGGCGCTATTTTAGGAGCTGCTGCTACCGCTGCCGGTGTTGCAACCGGCAATCCAGCACTTATTGCTGCTGGAGTTAGCGGTGGTTTAGCAGCATTTGGGCAAGAGAGAACTAATGCCCAAAATGCGCAATTAGCTCGTGAACAAATGGCATTTCAAGCAGATATGTCTGGTACATCGTATCAGCGTGCTGTTGCAGATATGCAAGCCGCTGGACTTAACCCTATGTTAGCTTATTCTCAAGGTGGCGCATCGACGCCGTCCGGACAAACTGCGGTTATGCAAAATGCGTTAGGAGCTGGTGCTACTAGTGGTGCGCAAGGTTACCAACTTGCGTTAAACGCTGCTCAAAATGTGGCTGATATTCATCTTAAAGGCGAGCAAGCTGGCGCAGCTGGAGCTCAAGAAGATCTAAATAGGGCTAATATGAATTTAGCCCTTGTTGAAGCTGCTAATAAAGCAGCTCAATTACCCGGACATCAACAGTACGGTAAAAGAGTTGCAGCTGATATTCAACAAAGTATTGCAAATGCTGCACATAATTCAGCCTCTGCTGCTGCTAAAGAAGCTGAATTACCTGAGTCCAAAGCTATTGGAAAATTATACTCAGGCGATAAAGGTGTTTATATTAAAGGTGCAGAACGTGCTGGACAAGCCGCTGCCGGGCTTGGAATAGGCGCATCTTCTGCTACAAGTGCTGTAAGCAATATGTTTAAACAACCATCGGGCGATTTACGTCCGCCCTCTTCTCGGAGATAAAAAAATGACCAAAAAAGCAATTTTTTTGCGAACCCCGTATAACTATGACACAGATGCTGCGTCAAATGAGTCAGGGTTGGCTTGTGAGGAGCCAACTCTGGCTCAGCAGCATTACAAAGAAGAATGTGATATTAATACCATTCTTCAAAAGTTTAGTATTACAGGGATTCTACCGGAAGCCCCATTATCGCCTCGTTATGGCGATTTTACAGGTATTGGTGACTACCATACCGCACTGAATCGCGTTATTGCGGCTCAAGAAGAATTTGAGGCTTTACCAGCCCAAATTAGAGCGAGGTTTGATAACGATCCCGCTCAATTGATTGAGTTTTTGCAAAACGACAAGAATCGATTAGAAGCCGAGGAACTTGGATTGGTCGAAAAAGTCGCTGCCGAAGCCGTAGAAGCGACGCAAGTCACACCTGAAAAGGCGGCTGAATAAGCCGTAGCACAGTTACATTACTTGATGTAACTGTGCTAGGTGACACCAAAACCGAAAATGTACGATAAAAGGAGCTTAAAAAATGATGTATAGAAAACCAGTTAATAAGCGCAAGTCGGCAAAATCTTTTCGCCGTACTGCCAAACGTACTAAAGCAGCAAATATGCAAAAAGCCCCACATCGTGGTGGCTGGAGACTTTAATTAATATAAATGGGTACCTCACATGCCTTGTTATCATCCTATAAGTGCATATCAATGCACAGACGGCAGTATTGTCTTTTATGAATCTAAAAGACATGATGTATCTAGATCTTTACAATTGCCTTGCGGGCAATGTGTTGGATGTAGACTTGAACGTTCACGCCAGTGGGCTATTAGATGTATGCATGAGGCACAAATGCATACACAAAATTGTTTTATAACCCTCACTTATGACGATGCACATCTCCCAAGCGATAGATCATTACACTATAGAGACTTTCAGCTCTTTATTAAAAGATTACGAAAACGGTATCCTGGACGAAGAATACGTTATTACATGGCTGGAGAATATGGTGAAAACTTTGGGAGACCGCATTGGCATGCGTGTCTCTTCGGACTCGATTTTGATGATAAGAAATTATGGAAACGGACTTCCGCTAATTCTCTCTTATATCGATCCGCAGACCTTGAATTACTCTGGCCATTTGGTTATTCCTCC